TGTAATAAACCTATCTGCCATAAATTGTTTTGTATAAAATCCTCATTCTTTCTAATAACCTCAACATAATCGTGATGTTCTTTTAAAAGTCTCTCACGTTCTTTTTTAATCCATTTTTCTTTTCTGGATTCATTCATGGGTTTTGTTTCATTCATGATTAATTAATTTAATAAACTATGTATATATGATATCATAAACATATATTTATGTATACCATTCATGTCAAATATCAAGAGATTCATTCATGACCATGACATTCATGATTCAAGGCAGTTTGATTCATTCATGAACAATAACAATCATTCATTCAATACTCAAAATATTGACTTTGATATATTATTTAAATTTTTATTTTTATATTTCTTAAAAATTAAATAATAAATATTAAATATATAAAATATTTTTTTTATTTATACCTTAGCCAGTTGTTTTTTATTTCTATTGATAACCTTTAAAGCTTCAGCTGCTACTGTTCCTTTTTCCTGCATACCATGCAACAATAAACCAAAACCATTCTTACCTTTATCCAGGTAACAATGAGAATCATCAATATCTATAGATAAACCTAGTCTTATTGCTTCAGCTTCACTAAATACAACTTTACTAAACCTTTTAAAATTATCTTTTATTAAATAATCATACTTACCACCATAAGAACATGTTAAAAACATATTTTTAGGCAATCTATTATTAAGAAATAATTTTAAAGATTTACTATAACAATAAAAGATAATATCTTTATTCATTTTAGCTACATTCTTAAAAGCCTCTAAATATAAAGGATGATAAAAATCACCGCTCTCATGTATCCTGACTTTATTAACATTCTTCTTTTTAACTTGTATCGATTGATTTATTAATTCAGTTAATCCTTTTAAATCATTCTTTAAAACATAACTATTAATTAAATCAAAATTATATTTTCTACTTTTATAAACGTTAGGGTATCTCAATTCTTCACTAGCAGCAAAGCAAGTAAAAATACAATCATCACCACGTTTTAATGTTCTTTTATTATCCTTAGTAATTTTTACAAATGATTTGCATTTATCAGCACCTGGACACGTACGTCCAGCAGGTAAAGATAATATTAAGGTATCCTTAGATAGTTTTTTATTACCTTTAGACATTTTTAAGAGATTCATTTAATATTACCTCTCTTAATATTTTTTTTTAATTCATTAAATTTTTTACTCTCTTCTGGTGTTAAACCTGCAAAATAATTCAATAAGTTACCGTCATAAGCTTTAAAAAGCTTTTTAAGTCTTTTATTCATGTTTAATTAATTTAAATAAGTTTTTAATTGAAAGTAATTAATATATAAATACTTTCATTAAAAGCATTAATTAAAATGCTTTTAAAGTAAGTATCAATTTTTTATTTCATATTTTTATGAATAATCATTAAAGCTTCATAAGCATAATGTGCAATTAATATTTCATGATCATTTAACTCTTGTTTAGTTCGATTAATACAATCCTGGACTTTTTCATGTTCTCCTAATTTATCGCATTGACTTAAAGCCAATAAACCATGTATAAGGTGTATTACTTCTTGATTAGTTTTAATATTCATTTGTTTAAATCTTTTATATTTATATTTGTTATTTTTAATTGATTATTATATCTAACATTAAATGAAATTATATTATTTTCTTTAAATTGTGGTTTATTTATATATTGTCCAGTATGTGAAACAATAAAATCTTTTAATGCATTCAGATCATTAATAATAGCTTTTTTAGACTTGTAGTCTCTGCCATAAGCTGGTAAAAGTGTTAAGTTCATAATTTAATTAAATAAGTTTTAAGTTTAAAAGAAGTTTTTATACTTCTAATATATATATTAACATATAATTAATATATAATCATATCATTAATTATTAAATATCTCCTATGTTTTGTAGCTTTAATAATTCTCTTAATATCTCATCACATAATCTTATTTTATTTTCATTCTCGCATTTTAACTCTTCACTAATATCATTCTCATGATATCTATTTTCATTTAATTTAATCATCCTTTCCTGACTAACTAAATCTTGTATTAATGCTAAACATTTTGAATTCATAATTAACCTCTAATAATTTCAATATGTTCTCTAATAAATTTTATATCCCTTTCAATATCGCCCTTTAATACCTTTTTGGCCTTTAATGTTTTTAACCTCTCATCATCCAGGTTTATAACATTAATAATTGATTCTTTAATTTTTGAATTCATAACTAATTAATTTAATAAGGTTTAATGAAACTAATAAAATAGTTTCATAAAAGGATATTACTAGTATCCCTTTAAGAAAATATTATTATTTTTTTTATTTTTTATTCTTCTTTTTCTTCTAAAGTCTCTTTTATTCCTTTTAATCCTAGTTCAGTATTTTCTAATAATTGCAAATACTCATGTACTATTTCAAATAAATAATCTGTATCCTTTTCACATTCTTTCATTATTCTATTTGCAATATTATTTGTTTCACTCGCATAACCATTATATAAATTAAATAATTCTCCATTACACCACTTATATAATTCTTTCTCTATTGGTTCAATATTTTTATTTTCGTATATAGTTCTTTCTAATCCAACAGTAAATAAACCATTATTTAAAATTTCTAAATATCCTCCAAATCTATATATCCTTATTTTTTTTGTATCTTCAAATAAAAATTCTTCACTTACGCCCCATTTATCAGATATTTCTTTATTTAAATCTTTTTTGTTAACTTCAAAAAAATCTTCTTTCCATTCTTGGAAAGATAAATAACTGTTTTTTGTTTTCATTGTTTTAATTAAATAAATTGTTTTTTTTGTAAAGGTTACTTGATATTACATATTCATATAAATCTTTTAAATTTTTTTCTATCTCCTTTTCATCCTTGCCAATATAATCATAAACTTTATCTCCTAAGTAAGAATGTAAAAAATAACTTTCTCCATTCTCTAAAATTTCATGCCAACTTCCAAAAGTAAATACTCTTATATATTTAGCTTTTGAAATATCTTGACTTGATAAAATACAATCTATCGGAACTTCCATAGATTCCAATAAATCATAATTCTCTTTTATAAATGGAACATCGTAATAATGACTCTTCCATTCTTCAAAACTAATCTTTTTCATGATAATTAAATTTAAATAAGTGAATAAAAAAAAGATAGAGGTTTATTCCTCTATCTCTGTAATAGGTTTGCTAATTTCTTCTTGCCTTATATCATCTTGTAATTTTTCTATCATATCCGAAACTTTTACATTAAATAATTTATTGAATAAAGTTTCATAAAAATCTTTTTTTGTTGCTTCACTTTTGATTTTATAATCTTCAGTTGAAACAATAGCTAATACAATCGTATTGTATTCTTCAGCAGTTAATAATTTAGGATTGTCCATTGTTTAATTAATAAATAAAAGTTTGTTTATGATATGTATTATATATCATTTATTAATGTTTGTATAACCTGATTTCTTTCTTGTAACCTATTCCCAAATTTTTCAGGATGATCGTTTCCAAGACTAGATAATACTACACACAGTGTGAATACTAAATAGAAAATAAATTGACTTTTCATTTGTTTAATTAATTTGTTTGATGGTTTATTTTAGCTATTTACTTTTATTAGCTTTGTGAATGGTATTTGACTGTGTCAAGTGTTAATTAGATTAGAGATAATAAAAAATTTTAGCTATAAGTAAAAAAGTAATAAAACTAATTATACTTATATTCTATTATACCAAAAATACATAACATTGTACATACTTATGCATGTAAAAAGATATGAGTATTTATACTTATTTTTATTCTATGGGGGAAGGTTAGAAAATATTTTTTATTTTTTGCGTGCGTGGGTAACTTAAATATATTCTGAGTATCTTTATAGCTTAGGTTCTATGCGAATGGCGAGTTCAGGAGCTTGAATGTTAACTGTCTCGACAGATTCACCTACAACTTTGCCTAGGGAGTCTAGTATTTGTGCTGCTGTCTGAAGTTGACCTTTTGCTATAGCTTTGTTGAACAGACGCATTCTCATGGCTTGCAGACGAGGGATCATTTTATCTCTTTCTTTAAGCCAATCTTCATCATTCCAGGCCTTAACTCTACCCCAATCAGCCCAGGCGGTAGGTTCTGAGATACCTTCTCTTTTGGAATGTTCTATGACTAGTTGGCGAGTGGTTTTACCTTCGAGTTGACGTGAGTATAATCTTTGTGATCTTGCTTCTATAACTGCTCTTGAATTTGAACCTCCTGTATATTTCTGAACACGAGGTTTACGTTGAGGAACTGGTAGATCTAAATTTAGGTTGTTGTTAATGAAGGATTCAGCCACGAACTTGTTTTATGAGGGTATTAATATTTCGATGATAGCTTTAAAAGTGTAAAATGCGAAAGAAAAAGAGTAATATTATGTAAAAAAGGTATAAATGAGTCTAAATGAGATCAGTTTAAGGTATGCACAGGGGGAGGTGTTTAATAGTGAGAAGAGATTTAGGGTGCTTGTAGCTGGGAGGAGATTTGGTAAATCATACCTTTCTTGTATTGAGTTGTTGAGAGGAGCTATTAATAGGCCGAATGAAGTTTATTTCTATTGTGCACCGACTTATCGGATGGCGAAGGATATTGCGTGGAAGGAATTGAAGAGATTGACTCCGAGAACGTGGGTTCA